AGGAAGGATCATATTCCTCCCAGATCCAGAAATTGCGATCAAACCCTGTGCGGTATTTCGGTTCGCAACACTGGGACAGAAGCCATGTCATATCGTCAGGATCGATTACGGTTTCACCTGAAGTATTGAAGTTACATTCAAGCTCTTGCGCAATCTGGCGCTTGGACATGTTCTTAGTTTCTTTCTCGTACCAACCCTCGCCTCGTTCGGGGTGTACGTCCCACGGCAACATCGTGATATTAAAGTTATTTCCCCCAGACTCTGCGTCGGTGCATGTTTTGTGAAACCAGTTTCCGACGCCGTTGGGTGTCGAAAGCGCAATGCAGCGGCCACCTGTGGATAGTGTGGGATACAAACCTGTCCATAACTCTTCGAGACCTTCAATGTGTGCAGCCTCGTCCAGCACCAAAAGCGACAGGGCTTCAGAACGACCGGCATCTCCGGAGGTAGAAGCTGCTTTAATCGAGGATCCGTTAGAAAGCTCAAAGCTTGTGCGGTTGTCGATATCAATTGTAGCAATCCGCAACCAGTCCGGAAGGTTCTTCATAATACTCTTGACTTTCTTGACAAGGTTTCCGGCTGTCGCAAACTTGGTCGCCATAACAAGAATGGCCTTATCGCGATGGAAAAGCATCATCCAAACGATATAGCCTGCAGTGATTGTCGAGATACCAAGCTGTCGAGCTTTAAGGATTACATTGAAACGATAATCATTAAAGTCTCGTAAAAGCTCGTCCTGGAAGTCGTATGTGTCAAATAAAATAAGCCCGTGTAACGGGTGCGATATACGGGCGTAGGTTTTTAAGAAGTAAGACGGGTCTTTACCGCACTTCAATATTTCTTTGACTTTCTGTTTTTTGTCTAGTTGAAAACTCATTAATCATCTTGTTTATGCTTTATCCGAAGTTTTATATAGGTTTCCACTTCCCTACAGTGGAATTCCAGCGAACGTCTGACGGTGTTAGACCGGCAGCTTCGTAGTCGCTTTTAGTGTCATATCCGCCGCCTGTCAGCCCCACCTTGGGACCTGAATGGTGTGTGGCGGTGTAGTCAAGATCATCGATCAACTCCTTTAGGTCCTCTATGGCCCTCCAGTCGTTGAAATTCTTTTTGATATAATTATCGCCGAGAAGAACCGCTGCTTTGAGTGCCTTTTTTGCTTGCTGCAGAAATTCATAGGCTAGTCTGCCTTTTTCGTTTTTAACAGCGGCTCGGGCGTCATCCGATGTGTTCTGCCAAGCGCTAAAGATTCGATGTGCCTCGCCTTGGGATTCTCTTGCCGACGTAGCTTGTTCTCGCGACGATGCGCGGGCTTTGCGCTTTGTTTCCCATTCGTCTGCCAAGGCTTTGGTGTCTTTCTCTATGCCACCTTTAAGATAGTAATTAGCCAACCACTCTTCGTCATCTGTTAATGGCAAGCTCGGCTCGCCGCGGCCGGTCATGTATATTAAGCCCTGGTCCGTCTTTGCCATTAGTGATGCCCAGTCTTCCCAGAACCTTTCTGGGATCGCCCGGCCGGCGCCCGGTCCTGGTTCGGTAGCGTCGGAGTGGACAACGCTGTTACCTTTTGAAGCTTTTAAATTCTTAAGGAAGTATTCCACCTCTTGTTTGAATAATTTTGCTTCTCTGGATTTGCCCCATAAGCCGAACAATTCGTTAATAGGTTCTTCCATCTTCTCATCCATAAAATATCGTGGATCAATCCTCTTGACATTCTTTCTTGGTTTACTCATTTCTTTTCTACCTCCGTTCCTTTCTTTCGAGTATCGTTTTCTGGTCGTTTGCCGCCTTTACCGTTCCAGCCGCCCAAATCAAGGAAGCTTTTCCAGCTTTCTTCGACGGTATCCTTGGAATATTGAGGAACAGTTTCTGCATCAGAATTCTTAATAATATAGGTGCTAATGGCAGTCACCCACGAACGAACGCGGGAAGTGTTTTCCACTCGAATATCCACCTCGCCTTCCAATTGGAGCGAAACGGAACTTCCTATGATTTTCTTATATTCCTTTTTGAGCCACCCGGCGATGTCTTCGATGCGTTGCTCCATATCGGATTCAAAGCCGGATGAATATACTTCTTTCAGCTTAATCTCCGATTGATAGCTCAAAATCATTTTGTTGCCAAAAAATCTGACATTAAAGCCATCCATCACGCGCTGATCAATCAGAGCGTTTCCTTCTTCTCTACGCAAAATGCCAGGCTTTTCTGGCTCGTAATCTTCGCCAAGCGCACCATCATAAGCATTAGCTGCGGCCTGTGCCAAGCCTTGAACGATTTCATAAACTGTCGCCATTATTAAATTTCCTCTTTTGTGTTTGGTCGCCAACCGCTAAGCCAGCGCTCCTCTCTTCCTTCGATATACTTTATATAGCATTTGCTACAACTTTTAAACTTGATTAAGCAAACATCATCCGCTGCTTTTCTCATTGGAGAACTACAAACGGGACAATATTGTGCGGCATCTCTATTAAATAGTTTTTTTGATACCTTAATCCCATTAACATCTACTTTTTCTTGTGACTCTTCGATGCGTTTCGTTTTCTCATAAAGCTCTCGCATCTGTTCCAGGTATTCTTTTTCTTTGTCCTCGTCCCAATTGGCGCGTGGGTTTTGCACTGCTTCTGCACCATACTTTTGGCTAATAGCCCTTTCAATATTAGCAATAGAATTATCGCTTTTCTTCTTCATCTTAGTTATCTAGGGCGATAGCCAGATTATCCGCTTCGAAATACATCATTCGATCCATTTGAATCCGTTCCAAAAGGTCAATATATCTTTCAGTTGAGTCAAAAACAATGGTTGATACTATACTACCTCCTGTTGGTTTTCCCACACAAATGGTCATGACGGGCTGGTGGATTTCTTTCGATCCCATAATAGATACAAAACCTTGCATCTCTTCCGTGGGTACTCCAAAGGGAATCGTTAGCATCAATCGTGCTCCCATGTCAAGTTGTTTCTCTAACACCGATTGTGGTGTCTCCTCTTTAAGAGGGGCTGCAAAAGTCATTGTTTCTCCTATTCGATAAATTGTTTTGCTATTATAACTGTTGCGGATGTGCCTGCAATACCGCCGGCGGCGAACCAAACCCACTTGTTAAAAGGCGATTTCTTTTTCAATGTCTCTTGAAGGGTTTGTATTTCTAAATCTTTTTTCTCGATTAATAATTGGTTTTCTTTCGCTAGTGCATCATAACGAATCTGCGCGTTATCTAATTGTAAACTATATTGGGTGCCCTGTTTATCTAAATTAAATTCTATCTCCAGATCGCATTCCGAACGCCACAAGTCTGCGCCCGACATAATGATGGCAGTTGCTTCAGGATCGAACAGCACCCCTTCAAAGGGTGATGGCTCTCCTTCTGCCATAATTGAAAACTTGGGTTCCTCGGCCATTGCGACAGAAGACCACACCAAGAACATAAAACTACTCAACATGTTTAAATCCGAATATTTCCTCGATTGCATCGGCTAGCCGCTGGGGCTCTCTGATAAACTGATTTTCGAACTCTCGTTGTTTATCCTCTCGCAATTCTTTCAAATCTTCCAATTCGCGATCATGGCGCACTTCGATCTTTTCTATTTCGTCTTTATATCTGGTCAGCGCTTCGTCGCGTAATCGCAACTCTTCTGTATGAATCGCTTGCAAACCAGCAAGCTGCTCTTTAAGTGACTGCTGAGAAGTCTCGTATGCCTCTTCTAACTGGTTGTAATCATAACGCATTTTGCCCATTGCTAACAACAGGCAAAACACAATTAAAAGTTCTTTCCAGTTCTTTTTGGCAAACCGCAAAACTGATGCTACATTCATCAAGCACCCTTAAGTTTTGCAATCGCATCAATGATTCCTTGACCGCCCAGATATAATCCGGAAATAATAACCCAGTCAGCGGAGTCAAGGTTGGCTGTTAACATTAGTCCTGTGGCTGTAACCCAAACTAAAAGTTTACGAGAAATTGCTTTCTCAAGTAGTATGTCTAATTTTGCTTTCATTTTTTATTCCTCTGTATCGCGTACTACGGCGCCTACAATTTTATCTGCAGATTCCTTAGATTTATTTTGGGTGCGTTGAATACATTTGGATTTACCTTTAAATGTTTTCTTATCAAAACAATCTTCTTTTCCTTCCTGCAAACCATCGTTAATCGACACCGCGATACATTCTTCGTGGCTTTGTCCAGGGTGAGCATCGTCACACGGCGCGCCATGGTGCATGCACGGATCGTGTGCCTCTAACAATACTCTAACATCTTCGAAGTAACTTTGATATCTATCTTCGTCGGAGTGATATTTCTTTTGTTCCCACTCCTCCAACATATGTCCCATTCCAATCAAAAGAGCAGTCAATTGATCTTCCGCGTTTTGCATTGGGCCGATTTCAGACTGATCGGATAGGTCAAGCTCATTATCACCGCGACCGGCGGCAGCGGCGAGTCCTCCAACCATTCCTCCAAATTCTTTGAGGATTTCTTCGATATCTCTTTTCTTTGGCTCGTGCTGTAGCGCTATTGTCTTAAACATTTTTGCATCCAACAAAGTTTTTGCAAGATCTAAAATTTCCTCGTCGTTCAGAATCTCTTTAGCGTCATTCAAAATCTGCATAAAAATTTTCATCACATCGGGATGTTCTGTGTATGCGCCGGCTCTCGCCGCTAAACCGGTTGCATCTTTCAAAGATTCACCAAAAGAGCTTACTACCTCTTCGTAAATAATGTGTCGTAATTGGGTGGGTGTGATTTTCATTCGTTTTCTTCGTCTTTAGGATATTCCAAATCATCATCCTTCTTCTCTTCCTCAAGTCCAGCTTGAGCTTTCTTTTTGGCTTTGGCTTCTTTGCGTTCTTTTTCTTTGCGGCTAAAAGCGCCGTGCTCCTCGCGCCACTTAGCAGTACTAGACTGAGGTCTGGATTCTTGTGGGACTTTCTCTGGTAGTGTGCGCACCTCATCCATCACCTCTTCAAGCGTGGCTCTAATCATGTCTTTGAGATCTGATTCTTTGATTCGACCCTCTCGCTGTAAATGGACTTTATTTCTTCCTTCTTCCTCGTCCCAATATACGTGCCCATACTTTCTTTCTTCTGGCGGTGGATCGCCACGAAAACGTCTAGCAACCCTATCAACAAAAGCTCTACCTCCACCCGGTTCTTTCTCCGGGTTCGTCAATCTTAACGCTTCCGGCTCTTCGGGGTCAGGCTCGTCGCGACCGACCGGGTCGGGGGGCCAATCATCTTGATCGGCGTGATGGCGTATATCACCTTCTTCGGCGCTAGTTGTGCCCAAATATGCTCTTATAAGATCTTCGGGGGTCTCTGAACTCTCAGGATCGAGTATTCGAGCCATAAGCGCCTCGATCTCTTCGTCCCTGTCGCCTTCTTCGGGTGCATAAGGTGTTTTCGAATGTTCCGGTGGCAATTCTTTGGCAAGATCGTAAAACTTCGTTTCATCGACCACCGTTTTAACCTGCTCTCTCAATAATTCTTTAAGTTCTCTCTTTGTAATCTTCATTTTAAAAACCTCTTGAAGTGTCCTTCTATGTTTGGATGTGCTGCAGCAAACTCTCTAATGGATGCGGCAACACTTTCTAAATCTCTCGGGCCTGTATACCATTCTTTGTAAATCTCGACAGCATTTGTTTTGTTTAACTCTCGGCCGCCAATGCCCAACTTATAGCATGCCTGCTCAAATAATGTGCGCACATCAACTTCTTCTTCCACAACCACCGGGGCGGGGATAGTAGGAGAAGCGAACCATGATTTAATTGTGTTTAATAAGCCCATTTAATAATCTGTTTAAGTTGTTGTTTTGTGATTTTCATTT